GATCTCACATCTGCACGTATCCCCACAGGGGCAGGTGAGTTCGGGTGCTCCGGAGCGCCAGCTGCTTTCGCTTCTGCTGTCATAACTCCGAGACAAAGTAGTGGTGCAATAAAGCACCGAGTAAGTCTGTTCATCGTTCCCTCCCATTATAGTTTTTCCCTCTAACCCTTATGGAATAAGGCTTACAATTTCTGTGAATTCCGTGAGTGTCATTAGCACTACGCCCTCGGTTGTACCGTCAGGCATAGCCACCATTACAAACGGACGATTATCACCCAGCGATTTACACGCGTCACTTTGATTCTTGGCGTCTCTAAACCTCGTCCAAATCGGACCAACTTGAGCGCCCGCCTTGACTTCGCAACGAAAAGCACCACCCCAATTTTCCTCGTGACGGGTAAGGTGACCGCCCAACCCAAGTTTCTTACGCGCTCTACGCGCCTTCGAATCACCCTTAGTGCGGTTCCTTTTACCCCTAGCTGCAGGGTCACCACAGTTTCTAATCCTACGCGCACCGTCACGACCTGGTCGTCCGAGCGCCCCGAATAGGGGGCATCCCACAGCGTTGCATTTGTCTTTGTTGCCTTCACATTCACCTTTCCTTTCATCTGTCATAACTGTTCCTCCATAGAGATGGGCTGTGGTTGTCCTCAACCTTCAGCTTGTGTTCGTTGTCTTCATACAACCGGATGATATGCATGCAGTTGTCGTCTAGTTCTTCTTCGTCTCGCGAGCAAGGCAGTCCGTCGTGAGTGAAACAAACGGGAGGGCCAGCCCAGCCATTGTCCAGGCCGACCCTCATCCATTCGTCGAATGTCATTTGAACTTAGTGATGAGTGCTGACGCTTCGCCCTTAGTTAGTGAGTCAAAGCTGTCAAGTTCACGACCAATGGTTGCACCACACAAGTCAAGAACTTCCTGACCCTTGATGCCCTGGCCTGAGAGGATTGCACGGATCATGTTGACCTGCTTCTCTGAGGCGTTCTCACCTGGGTTCTTGATCATTGGAGTTGATGCTGGTGCGGATGTTGGGCCGTCAACCTTCTCTGCTCCGAATGTATCAACGAGTCCATTGATGATGTCGTCGGTTGATCTGTTGCTGACAGGCTTCGATGGTGCAGGTGCAGAACCCATGCGCTGTACCTTCTCCATCTCCTCACGACTAGGACGTGAACCCTTAGCTGCATACCCGCAGTTGGCCAGTCCGCGTCCGATTGCCGACGTCTCTGCGTTTTCCGCATGACTTGTCCGGTTTACCGGAGATGCACCACGAAGTTCTTCTGCGTATCCAGTGGCTACAGGACGATCGTCTTCACGGTTGAAGTAGATCTCTGCACGCACAAGGATCCGGTTATCGTCGTAGTAGTGGACACCAGTAAGGATTCTTCCATCCGGATGTTCGTTCCAAAACTTGACGAGTCGATCTTCGACGGTCTCGTAGTTATCTAGGTTGAATGATGCCATTGTTATTTCCTTCCTTTGGTTTTCATTACACGAAACTTCGTGTCCTTCTTGTACAACTTTGCCAGCTCGGGACGTTCTTTGTCAAATCGAGTTGAGTCAAACGATGTACGCTTCTGTTCCTTCCAAGTGATCACGACCTCCCCGTCGATCACACCTTCTTCTGCTTCTTGGAGTAGCTTGCCAAGGTCCGCCTTGATGATGCTCTCTCTTGTTTCTAGCTCTTTGATTACGCTCTTGACTTTCTCAAGATCAGCAATCATGAGTGATGCTTCAGCCGGAAGTTCTACCTGCAAGGGTAGCGACTTGGAGTACAACTCACTCATGTTTTCGTACGACATGATCGCCGTATCCGGTACGTCTCCTAGGTCTATCGCCTCAAGAAACTTTGCAACTGCCTCGATATGTACTTGACGCTCGTCAGACGAAACGGTTTGCTTATAGCGGTGGATAACCATCTCGCTATCAAAGACACGCCATTCGATGTCACGCATACCTGAACAGATGGATTGCTGTACTCCCTGCCAATACCAGTGGGGTGGGAGTTTGCCATCCCACTTCTTGTTGATCGTCTTGATTTCAAATGGTGTTCCTGTTCCGTCTTGTGCGTCAAGGGTGGCAACCATACGGGCGCGACCATCGTCGTAGCAATACAACTCGTTAGGGGTGAATAGTTCAATACGTTCTTCGTCTGCAACCCATTCAATGATCATTGGTTCCATGCGGTTGCCACGCTCCATTGCTTGGGTCGGTGGCTTTGGCATTGGTGGTTCACTAGCCAACAGTTCGGTAGCTAGATCTCCGGGTGTCATGTACTTGTGTTCACCATGTACTGCTGCTGCGGTAGAAGCGGCAATGCGCTTGCGACCCTTGTCATCTTGCCAGCGAGCTAGCAACCATTCCTGGCTACCGTGCGTTGGCTTTGCAATTTGATATCTGTTCTCTTCCATGTTCCCTCCTTGTGGGTGGGATCACGCTACTGGGTTGATCGAGTTATGACAACCCCTGCTGCGAAGTCAACCTGCACGCACTTGAAATCCACCACCATCTTGACCGGAACATGGAGAACATGATCGATGTCGCCATCTGGGGTGATTGATTGGAACACGGTGATGTGATCTGGCTTGCCACCTTCTGCTTCGGCCAGAAGAAATCCAGACGTCCTCACAATGCACGGCTCCTGATCTATCTCCGTTGGTTGCGTCCATGTAGTGGTGCCGGAGTGCGCGTCCTTCCAGGTCACGTATATATAGGTGAGTGGCTCATTCATCGGCGTCGTCCAGTTTCTCTCCACATACAGGGGGGCGCGGGATGACCCCGTCATATACGCACGCGCACACGCGCGGGTTTACAACCAACACGTGTACTCTCCAGTTACTCGGCCCTTGTCTGGGTCAACGAAGTGAAGACGCTGTGATGGTTTGCCTACTGCACCCACATACGCACGCGCATACTCGTTGTGTGACTCTGGTGATCCGGATACAAAGATACGCCCGGCGTTAGCCATGGTCAGGGTTGTAGGGGTGTGAAAATGTCCTACATAACAGTCAGCGAATGGTTCAACTACACCAGTAGACCATGAACTTACCTTGCGGAGTATGCCTCCGTATGATCCGATCTCGTCACCATGCACAAGCAAAGCTCTGTACTTTCCGATAGTCACGATCTGATACCAGTCTGATGACTGCTGCCATGTGACGTTCTTCAGGTCTTTAGTTCGGTCACTAGTTATCTTGTATGCAACACGGTCAATGTTGTCCCCGTCTGGCATGTCACCTTTGCGACCAAGCCGTCCATGGTTGCCGTACTCACACACGATTGTTACCTTCTCAAAGTATGAGGAGAACGTGCGAATCATTTGCTCCATGATCCGGGATACTTCGAACAACTGCTCAAACAGGTGTGCTTCAATCTCGTACGCTTGACCAGGGAATATGGACACACCTTCGACCATGTCTCCACCAAACATAAGCACGCATTCTTTTACAGGATGATGTGCGCGTTGGATCTCTGTTAGTTCAAGAACTTTCTCAGCAAAGGTTTCAATTCTTTTTGAGAGGGTAGCAATGTCAAAGGATATTGTTTTCTTTCCACATTGCCAGTCCGTTGCATGAACTAGGGCTACCTCTGGTTTTGCTTTGCGAACATCTTTCTTTGGTAACGCCGGTGTTCTGCGAGCATTGCCCGTAGCGAGAGACGCATCCTTTGCAGCACGATATACCGCATCAATGATCCCTTGGGATTTGATCTTTGACCTTGACTCTGAGAGCTGGCTTGTTTTAAGAGCTCGCCTAAGTTCTGCAATTTCATTCTGCAACTCTACATACTCTTGGAACTTACTACTCACTTCTGCCTCCATCTTTGTATGCTCATGACAGAAACTTCTACACCAAGATCTTTGAGTGCACGGCAGATAGACGCAGCTGTTATGCCGGGGTTGTTCATTGCAACCATGAAGTCTTTGTGTGATTCTTCATCGAGTGCATTTTTAATTTTGTCCTCTACAGACAAGTGTTGTTTTGTTGACAGTACTTCCGTGAACTTGCTCATTGGCTTTCCCTCCGTTGGTAAGTGTCACCCGAGGGCCCAAGGAAGGGAATAACCAAAGCCCCCGGAGTGACAAAAGAAACATTAACATGCATGTTGCAAAAGTTTGGGCATGGGTGTACCGTGTCCGATCAACAACTGGCTAGTCGCATGTGTGTGCTTCCGTCGCAGGAGGTGGGCAGTAAACAGGGGAACCTGGGTTGATCGCTATGTCATGTAGCGAGGCGCTGTGAATTTGTTTTAGGGAGTCGGACTGTGGCAACCCGACGGGGGCACTCAGATCTTTCTGTTGTGATCCTCAATGTGCTTGTCTAACTTCCCCTCCGTACGGATGACGGACTTGTGCATGTACTTGAGCATCCCCATCACTACGTCGTGATCTCTAGCATTCTCTTTGCGGAATTTTTGCACAAGCACAGTTAGCAAACTGAAAGCACCAGTAACAGCAGCAGCAAGAACGATAGCGATCCCACCATCCACAAGGTTATGCCTTGGCCTCAAAGTCAAGGACAGCCTGTGACGGCGTGCTATCTACCCAGCGGATATGCCATGGTTCTTCAGGCACAACTTCCCAAGAGAATCCAAATGCAGCAATGTTGAGTTTCATCCACTCAAGTACCTTGCCATTAGCGTTAGCAACGTCGACAGCAATGCCAAGCATATGACGCGAGCATTTCTTCGGATCATCTTCAGGGGCAGCAAGTGGAGCATTACCTGGTTTAAGAAACCATTTCTTACCCTTGTATGTCCTTGTCTTTCCTGAACCGTTGTCGGTCTCGCTGTAGCGTTGCAAAAATCCCCTGAGCTGCTGGTCGATACTGCGGAATGTGTCACCGCTGGAAGTGGGTTTGATGACCACTCCATCTTCCTTTGCCTTTGCCACCATTGCTTCGAATGCACGGGCAGCACAATGGTGCATCTGTCCACCTGTGGATAACTTGCGCAGCATGGCTGGCGTTATCTCGCTTGGCTTCTTTCCCTTGATGTGCTCGCAGTACTTGATCGGTACGATCGGCAGCGACATTACTCAGCTGCTGCTTCAGGCTTAGGCTTAACCGCACCAGTGAACGCAAGTTCAATTTCTTCTTTGGTGAGTGAGCCATCGACGCTGAAGCGAAGAAGCTTTTCAACTACCTGTGCACATGCCATGATTCCGGCAAGAGCAGCAGACTTCCAAAGGTCAACACCAATTAAGGCACCACCGGCAACAGCTGCCAATGCGGATGAACCGAACAATGCGAAGATACGGAAGATGATGTTTTGAAGCTTTGCCATGGTTAGTCTTTCTTGCTTAGTGTGAGTACCGAATGCAATATCAATGTTACACCAGTAATCCATACAGCTTGGCGTAGAGTAGGGCCCGACAGGGTGATTAGAACCATGCCCGTACCGGCGTACGTCCAAGAGTTATCAGCTAGGTAATCAAAGATCTTTCTCATTATCGTCTAATTCTAGTACCTGCTGCCGCAAGGGTTATCCCCGCCGTAACAGCAATCAAAGTGCGTCGTTCCCCCACCGGGATAGTGGATCCAACAGGGGTGTAATCATCTAGACCTTCACCAAAGATGTCAATGGTGTCCTCGAATTCCTCTCGAATCTCCGTGGGTGCAGACTCGATAGCTTCGATCAGCTGCTCTGTCTGTGCGTCTGTCAGCTCGCCAACATCTAGTGCTTCGAAGATCTGCTCAGCTTCTTGTGCGCTAACTACAGCAAGCACTTCGGGAGATGTAGCAAGCGCAGCTGCCTGCTCCTGTGTTGGTTCTTCAGCAAGGATCTCCTCAATCACCTGGGATACCTGCTCCGGACTCAAATCAGCAAGAGCCTCTACGAGCTCCTCTGTGGTTGTAGCCTCCTCAAGTATCGATGCAACTTCTTCCTCGCTTAAGGGGGCATCTGGAAGCGTCTCAGGGGTTGTGTCAACCACCTCCGGCTCGGTAGTCTCAGGGTATGTATCTTCTGGACTTGGCTCAGTTGTCGTGGTTGTTTCTTCGGGAAGCGTCTCCTCTTGGATGGGCTCCTCTACTACTGTCGTTGTGGTGCCTGTCTCGGTTATCTCAGGCTCTTCAGGAACAGAAGTATCAACGGGTTCTGGCTCAGATATTTGAGGTGCAATAGATGTGGTGGATGTTGATTGTTCCGTTGTTGTTGTTCCAGGGATGGAAGTTGTCGTTGTTGTTGAAGAAGTAGAACTAGTTGAGGTATCCGGTAAAACCACCGTCGTACTTGTAGTCGTCGATGTAGACGAGGTTGAGGTTTCTGGAACTGTCATAGTAGTCGTGCTGGTGACAGGGACAGTCGTTGACGGAACAGTAGTAGTACTTGTCGTCGTTGACGTCGTGGATGAGATTATAGATGCCCATAAAGAAAGGTTAGCAATAGTTAGGTGACCTGGGGCACAACAGGTGTCAATAGAGTACTGCCGAAACGTGAAGATGTCCCCCTCTTGAACTGGAACAGAGAGCGAACCCGTCGCATTGTTCTGTTGTGTAATCAAGGTGTATACGCCGTTGATTCCGTACTGTGGCGGGTCATACACCCATCCATCAGTCGTTTGATATGACCAAGTGAAATCTATTGTGTCCACATCAGCTGGGATTGTGGTCTCAATCTTTGCCCAATGAGCAGCACCGGAACACCCGCCCTGGTCGGGGCCATGCAGGATAATTGTGTCTTCGATTACCTCTACTGATCCAGACGTTGGACAGGACTGGCTATATGTCCACTCACCTAACGTTTCGGCTTTAGCTGGCTTTGCAAATAATGCAAACAGTATTGCCGGGATTATTATCAACCAACGGGAACGCATAGTTCCTCAAATAGTTTTGTTGCTTTGTTGAAACTTGGAGACGAATACATCTCGTCAAGTATCAGATCATAATCAGATTTATCTTTTGTTTCATTGTAGAAATACTTAAAATCGGTTTCATGTATTTGTACTTCACAAAACTGGCTTATCAAACCGATTGGGTTATTGATTAAATAGTCAAAAGTAAACATTTTGATGTTGTCGTCAAAACACTTTTTATAATAAGCGCAGTACCATTCAAGAACTTTTTCAGCCCTGTTGGGGCGAAGATCTTTTTTATACACAATCCAAGATGGAACACAATCCAACGGATTTCTAATTACGGTAAAAGAGTTTTTGTGTTTTGTTAATAGGTGAGCATTATGACCCACCCAGTTCACGCCAACTGATGAAGCATTTTTTCTAAATGTTTCTACTAGAAAGAAATTGCCCGAACGGGGAAAACTACCAAAAGTTACAGTTGCCACTGTTGGGTTTCTTCATCCCAAATCCATTGTCCATCTTCTGTTGGCCTAGCAACTGGTGGTTGCCAATCGTTGTTTGCATCCAATGTCCAAGAAGCAAAAGGCTTAGGGTAAACAAACTCATTACGAATAGGATCGTATGAACCACCAACAAACGCAGGTGATTTTCTAAAGTTAGCGTTGTATGAAGTTTGGATCCAATTAGCTGTCTTTATCGTGTTGCAAAAGTCAATACCTTTTTGTTCGTTTTCAACACCATCGACAAGAAGTTCATTATTGTGCACAGCAATAACACTGATAACAACATTGTTTTCGTTTAGTTCTGCAAAGTGTGCCATTAGAAGGTGATCGTTCCTGTGCCAGTAAACGTGTAAACATGGTATCCAGCACGACTTGCACTGCTATAAGTTGGAGAACCAGTGGTTGCTGTTGCAACAGGGAATGTTTGTGGGTAGGCAATAATCACAACGCCACTTCCGCCGTTTCCGCCGTTAAGAGGAATGTGACCGTAGTTAATGTAATATCCACCACCGCCACCACCACCGCCGGTATTTGTGCCGCCGCCGCCGCCGTTACCACCACCGCCGCCGCCGTTACCACCACCGCCACCACCGCCGTAACCAACATAAGAACCTCCTCCGCCGCCACCAGCGCGGAAAGTTGCCGAACCCGTGATGCTTGACGAAACTCCGCTTCCACCACCACCGCCAGATTCTCCAGCGTTATCATTACCTACTGCACCACCGCCACCGCCGCCACCGCCTGCACGGGAGCGACCAGCAATAATTCCAGCACCAGCACCACCGCGATAGCCTTCTACTGGGGAGTAACTACCAGAGTTACCGCTTCCCCCACTAGCACCAGTTCCGTGACCACCACCACCTGAACCACCGCTAACTGTTCCACCGCCACCACCACCTGATGAAGCGTATGAACCAAATGATGATGCAGAACCAGAACCACCATTACTTAGGTCGCCACTGCTTCCACCACCAAAACCGCCGACAGTTGCCGTGTACTGGGTTCCAGGAACAACGGAGAATGCAGTGTTTGTGCGATAGCCACCAGCTCCGCCGCCGCCACCACCAAATTTTCCGCCGCCGCCGCCACCACCAGCAACCACAAGTAGTTCAACTGTTTCTAGGGCAACTCCACCGCCGATACCAGCAAGTATTTGCATTAGTTACGCTGCCGTGTTGCCGACAAGCACCCAAGTATCAGTATCAATTTTTACTAATGTAGCCATCGCATACTGACCTTTAAGTTTTAACTTAGAACCCTCAGAACGGAAAGTTACGCTAGCACCACCAACCGTCACCTGACCAGCACCAAGTTGCAACAAGTTAACTTGGTCACCAATTTCAAAAGCCACAGAAGAGTTGGTAGGAACTGTAAGTGCAATAGCTGAAGCATTAGACAAAGTAACAAGCTTGTGCGCATCAGCCAAAACAAGAGTGTACGTGGTCCCGGTTTGAGCGTTCAGCGTCATGTTGTCATACTCTGCTGAACCGATAACGCGATCAGCCAACTTTGCCTGTGTCACAGCGTTGTCAACGATCTTTGCTGTTTCAACAGAATCGGTTGCAAGCTTTGCTGCGGTAACGTTGGAGTTCAAAATTTTTGCTGTGGTGACTGAATCAGATGCAAGACCTGCAGCTGGGATTTGCTTCCATGAAATACCGTTAGTCGCAGCCGAGTCAGCTACAAGAGAATAATCATTTGTTCCAACAGCTAAACGGTTAAGGGCCGAACCATCTGTTGCAAGAAGGTCACCCTTGGTTGTGAGAGTTGCGGCTACCGCGTTAGCCTGGTCGGCATCTACTGCCGTGAACACTGGGTAGCAAGTTGCACCAGCTGAGTGTGAGGCAGCAGTCGTGCCATCTACACCACGGGTAATGCTAGAGAGCGAGTTTGTCGAGCGTGCACCTACAAGAATCTTTTCTTCGGTGCTTAGGCCCGGATCAATAACCATGAAGAACGAACCGCTGGCAGTTGAAGGCCATGCTGTCGTTGTTCCGGTCAGGGTTGCACTGGTATCACCAGACGTAATCGAGGACGTGAGGGTGCATGCAGCTGATGCTCCTGAATACGATCTCCTAGTTGCGTATGGCATTTACTCTCCTAATCTTGTACTGATCTCATTGTAACAATACAGGTTCCTTCAAGGTCCCAGTTTTGATAGTAACCGTCAATCACCTGGAACTCCAGGTCCTCAACGACCACCGAAAATGTCTCAGTATTTTCTTGATAGTTTACCACTACCGGATTTGTGACCAGACTTCGCAGGGCTTGAAGCTCGGCTTCGACATCGAAGTAGTGCTCAGAACCGTGAGTATCAATGATCTTGTGGTGCATAAGAATAGGTACACGGAATACCTGGCTGCGAGCAGGGGAGGCATAAGCGCGTGCCATCCATCGGGTGACAGTTGGTCCTGTGGTTGCTGTTGCCCTGGCTAGAACAAGCTTGAACTTTGCCTCAATGAACTTTGACTGCGGTCCGTTTGACACTTTCTCGGTTGCAGCTTGTAGCTCGTGTGCCGACATAGCCACATAAGCAGCCGAGTCACTAGATATGGACGGGGTGACTGTCCCCTCAAGTGGTGTGGTTCTGAGATCAAACTTGGCTACAAACTTGCGGTCAGGAATACCCCATCGGTATGTTCCGGTAATGATCTCGCCAGATTCAACAAGGTTGGCTGAGTCTTCGACGTACACACCATCTCCAGACACAGAGAAGATCCTCTTGTTGTCGTATGTAATTACATTGTTGACATTTGCAGTAGACGTAAGCATCAGGTCTGTTGCATAGGCTGGGGTGTTTGAGGTGGTAAATGAAGACAGGTCAATTCGACCAAGGCCGGTAGACACACCGTCATAGTTGGACCAGTTGAACCACACATACTTGTCGTCTGCCGTAAATGCGGTAACCCCACCAGATACAGGGATCAATGAACCGGCAGTAAGGTTTGAGTCAGCGTCAGATGTTGCGTAACGAACTCCCTTGCTTGTGCCGATGAACACTCCACCAAGGTATCCAAAGACGGTGTTTGGTATCTCGCCTGTTGGGAACTCGATAGCTACGACAGGGGTATCAAGAACTCCAGTGCTTGCAATGGTTATCTTGTAGATGGCACCGCGATCCCCGCTGTGACCAGCCACATAGATTGCGTTCTGTCCAGCAGCGAAGCTGGTCCAGTTCCATGTTGATAGTGGGTGAGAGTAATCATCTCCGCCAATGTTTCCAACTGGGCTGTAATAAAGATCTGGAGCATTCCCGGATGCTGAGTTTCCCGACACCATTACATATCCCTTTACAAAGTCAACATAGTGAAGCTGGTGACCGTATGCAACGTTTGATGCAACCTGGCTGTCATTGATCTTCCATAGACCATGAGAAGAGTTTGTTCCCTCGTAAGTCAAGTAGATGTTGCTTCCGTCAGAGGCCATGTCGCGAGGAGTATGACCAGCTGGGAGACCGGTTACCGATGTCCAAGTTGGAGAAGCGGCAAACGGATCAGACGAATACTTGACAGCTGTACCGTCAGATACATACACCTTGCCGTCAGCTACATGCAACCCGAGGTTGGTGTTAGCTGAGTTTAGAGATTCTTTTACCTTGTTGAGAAGCTTGAGCTGGCCTTTGGTCCATGGGTTGATACCCTTACTTGAATAGAACCGGTAGTCCTGTGCTTCTGCCGTATCTGCGTACAGCTGACCTGCACCTAAATGCCAAGAGGTTTCACCACGACGCCACAACCCTTGTGGGTTGATAGCTGCTTCACCAGGACTGGTTGACTGGTCAACAGAGTCGCGGACACGCGCCTCGAATCCACGCATGAACTGATTTGACTTCTGATCAACCAAGTATGGTCGCCCGTCAATCGCAATGGGGAAGATGTCTGGGACCAAGTTGTTAGATGGCCTTCCTGTAAAGAATGGGTGAGTGTTTACGAATGGTTCTGTAAACGTGAGAAGACCGGACACGGCTTACTCCCGTGTTAAGAACGTTGGGTATGCCCTGGCTAGTCGTGCTGCCTCCGCTGTGATCCGGTCCTTGCGAAGCTGCTTCATGTTGGAGATAGAAGCGGTAACAGCACCAGCCCCCACCTCTTCTGCTCGACGTGTATCACCCTGGGACTCTGTAAAGTTGCGCTTAATCTCGCGAGGTGACATCAAACGAATTTGAGTGCCAATAGTGACAATGTCTGTGATTGATTCCTGTACACCACATGTTGTGTTGATATCTGTAGATTCGCTGGTTGTGCCACTATATGCAGCCTTGTAGACAATTCGGAGTCTTCCCGGGTATACGTTCTGATCGAACTTGATAGCGAAGCCAGAAGCAAAGTCGTCAGTAGGAAGATCGCGAACAAGTTTAACCTTTCGTGCGACTGGATAGTCGTCGTTCAGGTAACGCACAGAAACACCAATAAGGTCAATCATGCTGGTTACTCCAGTAAGGTTGACCATTCTATCTGTTCCGTTGTAGGTGTAGTCAAGTGTCTTGACCTGGAACAACCCATGCATCGGGGAAGACAGATCCATCAGCTCATCATTGATTGCCTCAAGAACCTGAGCGCGAGGGAAGCGCGGGCTAGCAGTAACGATCGCACCTGATGTGTGGGCAGCTGCCGTAGTTCCGGCGTATCCGCGCTGAACGGTCAGTGTCTTGGTGGATACATCAGCTTCCCAGATGTAGAACATCTCTGAGTCAATTTCAAATACCTGACCAGCACGAAGAGACTCAAGTGCGTACGTAGTTGTGACACTCGTCGCAGATGAGTTGATTGTAGAAGCAAGCTTGTTGCGTGCCTCCACTGTTCCCGATAGTAGCTGGCGCAACGTCCTGTCTATGACGGTTGCAGTAGTTGTCATTTACTTCTTTTTCTTGGCCTTCATCTTGGACTTGTCCATCTTCATTGGCTTGCCGGTCTTCTTGGCTTCAGCCTTGGCCATAGCCATCCCTTTTGCGCCGTAACCGAATTCTTTTTTTCCTACCTTTGGCATGACTGCTCCTTGTTAGTTGTTATGAAATCTTACCATTTGACTTTGTCTGCCCAGTAAGCTGCAGACATCTTGCCTTTGGCAATGTTCTTGGCATGTCTAGCCTTGAACGCTTTGTTCCTTGCTGACCCATCAGGTGAACCCTGCACTCCCTGCTGTCCAAAACGGATCAACTTAACTTGGCTGCCAGTCTTGGCAAGCACAGCATGAGACTTCTTTGCTCCAGGAGTTTTCTTTGGCTTGTTGTAACCAGCAAACTTCTCACCCCTATACTCAATAGCCATGTTTACTTCATCCTCTTGGCAGCAGCATTATCAACAAGGTTTGGGTATGGGCGACCAGCCTTCTTTGCCCTTGCTTGAGCAGACTTCTTCTGCGCAGGGGTAAGTGGGGTTGATTTCTTGTTTGGGTTCTTCTTGTCCCAGAATTCTTTTTTCTTTTTCATATACCTAGTCCTGTCTCAACTTGCCAGCTGTGTTCGGCTTTCTTCTCTACGTTTGCAGCACCATCAATACTCTTTGGCTGAAGACCATTTTCACGTAGACGCTTGTAGGCTGGCATGTCTTTCTGCCAGTTGCGCTCAGTCTTGTTGATACCGTCAACAGCCATGCCGCGAGTAGTAGTGGTGTTCATGCCCATGCGCACGCCAGAAACGCGGCAAGCAAAGCAACCTTCAACATCTAGGCCTGGGTGGGTCTGTTGGTGAATCACGATATGTAAGCTCCGTATCCAGCTGCAGTTAGTTCTGCTACCTCTGTGTCATCAAGGAATATGTTGTGACCACCAAGGTAAGCCCTTGTTGAGTTTCCATATCCCGGGTCATTGATTGTATACGATCCATCAGACAGGCGGTAAAGGTTCTCTGCGCGTATGCCCTGCGGCACGTGAGCAAACAATCTGTCAGCCCTGTTGTCGCCGTACATATCAGCCCACGCATACAAGGTTATGTTTGGTACCCGGAAGATGCGCGACTTAGCCCAGGTGGCGTTACCGCTTGTCGCCCCCAATCCAGAACCATTAGCCGTTCTTGGAAGTAGCTCGATTGATATCGATGAAGCTGTTCCAATGCCAGAGGCAGTAGCTGTTCTGATTGTACGAACAAGTCGTATTGCAACAGCTGAACCTATTCCAGATCCAGTTGCAGACCTAAGGTTCTTTACGAGCCTTGCTGCACTAGATGTTCCGGCTCCAGCCCCAGTTGCTGCGCGTAGGCGTTCGCGTCTGAAAACTACAGAAGAAGTCCCGGCACCGGATCCAGTAGCATTTCTAATAACAAACAGGAATGGGTCAGCTTCGCTGGATGATGTTCCAGATCCAGTTGCAGACCTAAACAGAATCTCAAGGTCGGCGCTAGTTGAAGCTCCTGCAGATCCAGATCCAGTTGCTGAACGAACAACAACATGGATGGAAACTGTTGATTGAGATCCTGTTCCAGTTCCAGAAGCTGTTCTTAAATAGTAGGCAGGTCCAAGGTAGAAGCGTCCACCAGTTAGGTAAGGGAAAGAGAAGTCTGTTATTGCACCAAGTCTTAGCTGTGTAGGTCCAGAGATTATTGCTACTTGCGCACCGATAGCTGATCCAGTAGCAGTTCTTCCAACAATTCGAACACCAACTGCTACGGCTGATCCAGCACCAGAGCCTGTTCCTTGTTTTGCTTTAGTTGCAAACGCAACAACAACCGCAGATCCAGAACCAGATCCAGTTGCGGTTAACTGCCATATAGGTGCGCCAAAGTAAAGACCAGTTGCTGGTCTATATGCAGATGAAAAATCTGTGAGCGTGCTCTGAAAAGCAGCCATAGGGGATTCCCCTACCTACTAGTCGAGAGACAGCGTAAGTGATGTGATCTGGAAAGTGTCGCCAGAAGTTACAGCAGCTGAAGCGGACAGTGCACCATTCCACAATGCGTTACCTGCAGTTGAAGCATCCCACATTGACCAATGAGTGTAGGTCTCAGTTGTTGAAACGTTTGTCCACTCAACAGTTGCACTCGTTGCGATCGCACCAGAGGCTGCAGTAGCCCAAGCTGTGATCTTGCGTGTAGCTTCTGTTGCTGCGTTTGATGTGCAGTCTTCGCCCGGGTCACCGGTGTGCAATTTTAAGTACACATTCGATGGCATGGTAAATGAAGTTTTGCCTGTGACATGCTCAAGCAACTTAAGTTCTGCGTAGTTTGAAATTGACATATGACTCCTAGTTCTTAATTAGTATAGCAAAGCCCCCCCGCGTACTAGGCGGAGGGGCTTTACTGCTTACAGCAATGTAGTTAGCTGCTTAGCTTGCGTTTGCACCGATTGACGATGCTGACTCAATACGACGCAATGAAGCCTCGCGGAAGCGGCCGTAGCCACCGAGCCAGTACCAACCAATTGGCATCAAGCGCATGAGCAAGTCGGTCACGTTACCGCGAACAACCTTTGGCATTGCGCCGTTGCCATCCTGGGTGCTGAATGCCTTAGCAAGAGCCTGACGACCCATGATAAGAGTTGCATACGTGTCACCCGTACCAGCTGCACCTGCACCGTTGAATGCATTTTCAAAGATTGGTGCACGTGGGGTTTCGATGAATCGTACTGATTCAAAGAGACCGATTTCGCCGTTGTAGATCCCGGTTGGGTCAACGTAGTTAGCTGGCGTACGCCATGCTGATGCGTCGGTTGCCGAACGGAAGTCGTACGAAACGTCTGGGTGGATGAAGCCAATGTACGAACCATTGAAGGTTGGAACGTTAGCCTTGCGCAATGCAGCTACTTGCTTGCGGATGTCGTTAGCTACCAAAAGGTCGTCAACGGCCATGCCAACGCGTGACGAAGGAGCCGAAGCACCACCGGTTGCGTAAGCTACGTTGTCTCCAGCAGCAAGAACTGCCGATACAACTTTGTCCAATGAGTCACCAGCGTTGTAGCCAATAACGTTTGCTGCTGCAGCGTCTACGTCCAAGAACGCTGTGCCACGGAGCTTAGCTGTGGTCACAACGGCGTTGCCGTATTCTGCAAGGGTGACGGTCTTCTGGCTGTCCGAAAGGGCAGTAGGAGTTACGTCGGTCACTTCGTTCAAGGTGCTAGTCGCTGCTGCGATGTCGTTGAAGATAGTGAATGTTACAGCGCTTCCAGGCATTGCCTGAGCTACTGGTTGTACGTCTGCTGCCTGATCGAACAAAAGCTCTGAACGCAATGCAAAGTATGCAAGACGGTCAAACGCAATTTGATCTACGGACAGAGACGAGGTGAGGGTTTCGCCTGCCATGTTATTTGTTCCTTAATTGAGTTAGATGATGTTGGTTTGGTTGGCTCGCGCCTGGGCCAGTAATTCCATCACTTCTCGTTCAGATTTGGCATTCGAGATTCGTGAAGCAAAGTCAACCTCCGGCTCACCTGCATCGCCTACTCGTGCTGCATTGCCCATTCGGTTCCACGCCTGCTGTTCGGCTGGCGCTACCTGCTGAGGTGCTGGTGCACTTTGTTGCGGTGTTAAGTTAAGTTTGGAAGCTGCAGACTTGATGGCTTCGGTAGAGATTTCACCGTCGTAGCCTTTGATGAAGTATTCAGCTACCGGGCTTGACAGGTCTACACCTGCTTCCACGAAAGCTAACTTCCTCTTGGCTGCTTCAGCATCTACTTTCAGCTGTCGAAGTTCTTTATTCTCTTGTTCCAGTTTCTTCAGATGTGATCTGACCGGATCTCGAGTTTGCTGCACTTGGTCTTGAACGTCCTCTTCTTCGTAGAAGCCTTGTTCTGACATGACCCACTCCTTCTGCCCACGTTCGGTTGGAGGAACCAAACGGCTGCTTAACTTATACACCCCTAAGTGCACATTGAAACCGGGGGGTTTTCCAATGGTTAGTTCCTAATGGAACTATTCCAATAGTACACCATTACTTTTTTATAGTGACGTTACGCCTCACCGATGGATGATCTGATCGACCCACTTACTTGACGTTGACTGAAAGATCCACCGCCAGACAAGCCAGCAACCTTCTGACGCTTGAGCTCATCAAGCCTCTTCTTTGCTTCCGTGTCAAGACCAAGCGCTGATCCAGCTACTTGTTCCTGCGACAGACCAGCTTCCGTTTGTGCGGCGCGTCCAAGTTCACGCATACCAGCAATGCTTTCAAATGCGTTAGTTGTCTGCGTATCCGTCAACCCAGCACGAGCTACCTTTTCAGCAAACGGTGTCCCAAGCTGCAAGCCAGCCTGACGTTCTGCCTTAGCTGCCGTCAAAGCTGCCTGTGCCTGAATCTTGTAGTCAGCTGAGGTCATGTCTTTTCTTGCCTGCTCTGGGTCAAGGAAATAGGACAGGATGTCTCCATCTGTCAGGCCATACATTGTCTTGAGCTTTTCGGTTACGTCAGCTGGTGCGTCTCTGACAACTCTATAGGCATCTCGAAGACGGTTGTTGAGTTCGTTTATTGCTACGTCCCCACCAATCAGTTTGTCAAGCTTTGCCTGGTCGGAGTAGTAGCTCTGAGACAAGCCGTTCAAAGACATAGTGTTTTTGTACTGCTGCTCCATTGCAAGGTAGCTGGATGGAAGCAACTCCGACAAACCCTTTGCTTTCCTGATTTCATTCGCCGCAAAGCGTTGCTTGTAAGCAGGTTCTTCCTTTAATGAATAAATGAAAGAATCTGGGTCCATCTGTGCGTCTACTTCTCCACGCACATACTTGGTCCACAGGGAATCGTAAAGACCTTCAAGGCCGTACTGAGCCAGCCCAGATTGAAGGATTGTTTTGGCACTTGCGGCATCGGGAACACCAGAAGTGTCTAGCTGAATACTACTCCCCTCCATTCCGGAATATCCAGCATTGGCTTGACGCAACACATTGTTGAACAAGTCTGATGCCTGCTGTGCAGTCATTGACCCGGACTGAAACTGTGAGTAAACACTATCTAGGTAAGTCTGACCTTCGCCTGTTACGCGACCACCAACTTGTCCATAAAGATTGGATACTTGTTCTGGTGTAACAGCCATTACTCGACCTTTCCAAACGCTTTAGCCATAGCCAAAACCATTGATCTTGCATCCTGCTTGGCCTGATTTGTTTTGTCGTACCCGTATCTGGAATCAGACTTAAGTGTTTCCTGCCATTCGTTAAGGCTCATTGGTCTTTTATCTGCTGTTCCAAAAGCAACGCTGTACTTGGGATCATTGAAGTCAATTGAATCAGGGGCCATTTCTAGGGTGCGAGCAGCAAGTTCTCGGTATGGAGTGAAGATCTCTGCGAGCGTAAGCCCTGCATCCAGCTGAGGTGAAAGCTGGAAGTAAGCGGCCTTGGCAAGAGCTAGGCCTCTTTTTTTGAAAGAATCAACAGTAAGAATTTCACCACCATATTCTTTGCCTTGAACTGCAGCAAAGATTTGATCCTCAAGATCAGCTGGCCTATAACCGTAAGCATCTGCAACCTTCTTAAATTCCTGGGCGTCTGCACCTTCAAGAAGATCCTGCTTTCCACGTGCACGACTGCCAACGATTGTGTTGATGTACTGACTTAAACCAATACCAGCAAGCCCTCGACGTGTAGCCGTGGTTGCAATGCTGTCAAGTTCTTTTGAAGTAAGTCCAAGGTCACCGTATTTGTTTGCGACACTAACACGGTTTGTCTGGATCTTGTCCAGTCTTTCACCAGTTGTTAAAGCATCAAAAGCTTTAGCGGCATTAGCTGTTTCGTTGTAATACCTTGTTGCATAAACCTTTGAGTCAAACGCATCTAGACCAGCTTGAGTCGTGAAATCGTATTGATCTGGCCTGGTCGCAACGTCGATAATGAGGTCGACTACATCATCGCCAAAAGTTAAACGAGCCTCGGCTTCTCCAGCACCGCCATCAATTAGAGTCCTGAATTGCGGATACTTGGCAACAAACGTTTCTTTCCAGTTTTGCTTCTTCGGCGCAGGGGTTACTGTGGTCTTTCCTTTAGGTGCCATTATGCACCACCAAACAATGCGAAGAGTCTGTTCACAGCACTACCAGCAGCGTTCGCGGCATACTCTCCAGGTGCAGCCATCTGAGCCTGAGAACGAGCAGCGACACTTAATGATGTTGGGTCCATTGATCCACCTTGTGCTCGTTTGCGCTCTTCGTTCTGGATATTAAGTGCAGCCTGCTTTACCTCAGCAACAGTTGGCATGCGCTTCAAGACACGCAGGAACTCTTCTTTTACCGCGTCAGCTGCATCCTCTGTGGATACAACGCTGTATAGTTTTCCAGTTCCAACGCCGGAGGTGGCAATCTGCCCGGAAGAAACCATGCCTCCGACAAGACGCCAGGTCCTACCATTGCGTACAGAGAAGTCAAGAAGATCCTGTACTGCCCGCCTGTCGCTTGAGTCAAGGCCGTTACCGGCAAGCATCGCTCCACTTGGCTTTTGTCCATAGAAGAACCCAAGCTTTTGAGCAGTAGAAATTAGCGTCGCTCTCTCTGATGCAGAAGCAGTAAAGAACTCGGTATCAATGCTTTCGCCGTTTGATCCGTACCAGTTCTGAAGCTTTCCCTTTTCATCAAGAAGTCTTGGTCCAATGTACACGGATGGAAGGTTCGGGTTCCCGCCTATTCTCCGCAGGGTTACCTGATTGGCGAACGTAGTGTCAAGCTCTCCGTCTTTTGCAGCAAGAGCAAGGTTCTCTGCTGTCGCCGGAACATAACGAGGAGGGATTGGATAGTTGGTTCCAGTAATAGAAGAAGGGTTAACCACAGATGTGGCAGGGATTTCTCCGTCTGCTTGATCTTGAACCAAGGATGGATCAATTTCGGAGACCATTTGGTCCGCCGTTTTACCCTGATCTGTTGGTGTAGTTTCCTTCGTTGGCACGATTCTGTTCTGCGTGACACCTGAAATTTTTGCTCGCGCCATTAGTCTTCAACCTCTTGAATCAGCAATCGTTCCCAGATTCTAGCAAACTGTGGGTTTTGTTCTGCTAGCTGGTTACCGTAGTTGTACATATACATTCTCGCAGGGGTTGCCTTCTTTGACTCAAAAGACTTACCACCAGCTTGAGCTAGATACACTTTGCGGTTAGCCAGGTAGTCCCTAATCACCGCGACCACAGGGTTATCCTGAACTCTCTCTTCTTCAACTAGATCCTTGAGTGCTTCCAATTGGTTGGGGAACTTGCCAACCTCAAACTGTGCGTACCTCGGGAAACCAGGATACTGCTCATTCAAGGAAGCTCTATATGAGTCAAGGCGGGCGCGTTGAATGTCGTTAGGGAATTGACCAAACGTTTTACGTGCCGCGCGGTACTTGGCTGATCCAATACGGTTCTGAGCCAGCTCAATCAGTTCGTCGTCTGTCAGCTTGACTCGCTTACCCTCTCCGAGCTGACGCTTCCAAACATCGAAGTCAAGCTCCGATCCGGTAGGAGCCAGGTATGCGGCAACATCAGCGTACTTGCCGGTAAGCAGGTCCTTGTTTTCAAATTCCCACTCACCGAACTCGGTTGATGCCTCAAGACCAGGTACCACGGACCTGCTCTTTGATCCGACGTACAGCGCCATTTCTTCGCCAAAGACCTTGAGGAATCGCTGTGTTGCAGTGTCGTAGTTCTCGTCCTGCATCTTTTCAAAAACCTTAGCCATCTGATCTACATAAACGTCAATACCTTTGACCTTGACTGTTAGCCCAACTTGAGGTGAGGTTGGTCCAATGAACTGTTGGGCAGCTCGAAGTAGGGTGATGTTTTGTGCATCACGCTTGGAGTCACTCTTGAGACGCTTGAGGTCTTCTTCTTTATTAATGTCGTAATCTCCGGTTGCGTATCTTGCACGCAGAACTTCGATGTATGAGTTCGAGATGGTTGTGTTCATCTGGTCTTCGGAGTTTGTTACGTAACTCTTGATTACTCCAGCTATCTTAGAGACAGAACCAGGAACAGGACTAAGCGATGTCAAGCTTTCGTTTGCTGGGACCTTTCCATAAGGCAACAACATCTTGACCATCCAGTCGTTGTCTGGCTTGTTCTGCAACAGGAATGAAGCTGGCAGCTGAGCAACTGGTCCAAGACCAGGCAACCAAGACATACCTTGGCTAAGCTGACTGACAGGTGCTTCGAAGAATGGGTTGACTCCGGTTACTTTGTCAAGCAAGAATGCTGGCAGGTTGAGACCCATGATTGCCGGGAACTTGAAGTAAGTCTCACCAGTCTGTGGATCTTTGTACCAGAAACCACGACCGTCTCTGTCCGGGTCGCTGTTCATCATCATGTTGGAGTAACGACCAAAGCGGGTTGCAACTGTTGGATCTTCCAACATCAAACCAGCGTATGTTCCAAGAACGTTCTTCCATGCAGAAACGAACGGGGCAATAATGCGCAGCATGTCTTCAAGGTTGTTCTTTTCGGAAGCGTCGTACAGCAAACCCTTTGTCTTTTCAAGGGCGACAACACGAGCGTAGTCATCTAGCTGAGCGGCAGTAACTGTTCCGGTTCCCTTAGCGTTAAGGAGTTTCTGCGCCGCCTCATTGCTGCCAATGTATTTGCCGATGTCATCGCCCATGTCAGCTTTTTGGGCGCTAACTTTTAGCTTTGCAATAAGATCATCGGCTTCTTTTTTGCTAAGTCGTCCAATCTGTTCGCTGATCGTATCGTAATAGAACTTGCGGAATACAGGACTACGCTCAGTTGTTTTAACCCAACGCTTACCAATAAGTTCGTTGAACAAAAGGTCAGCCTTCTTGTCAAGTCCTTCCTGGACATCGTTGAACCATGATGTCTTTTCCTTGTTTGAAGCATAAATAATTTCCATGGCTGCACCTTGAGGCAAGCCCTTTGATCCTTCTACGCCGTCAAACACCTGGGCTTTGCGGATAAACGAACGTGCCATCTTGTGACCGTTGTATCCTTTGCTTGCAGAACCAGCAGCAACAGGAATAACCGTAGCTGTTCCATCGTCAAGAAGACGTGTAATCACACCTTCTTCTCCATCAATGTTCTTTACGAATGACCCAGCTTTAAGATCTTCACCTGCAACCCTTGGCAGCAAGGTACTAACGTTTGCCTCGAAAGCCTTGTCGTACAAAGGAACTTTGTCAAAGGCAATCATGAAGTTCATTTCGTTGTATCCACCTGAAAGGTTGTCAACAGCGTCGATTACAACAGGCTTTAGGTGCACGTTGGTCAGCCACTCATCAAGGTCTTTTGACTCAAGTCCTTTGATCGAGCGTGCTGGGCCTATTGCTTCGCGCCCCATGCGATCCACAAAAGGAACACCGCGGCTATAAATACCGTCAATGTTGTTTAGATTCTTTCGCTGCTTTGCCGTAGAAAGAAGTTCTTGCATTATAGTTTCGTCGTCAAGACCAAGAACGCGACCTTTAGCCACAGTCTTTTGCAGCTCGTCAGAGTTTGAGAGTCTGATTTGGTTTATGATTCCACGCTGATAGTTCTCAATTCCATCCTGCTTGGTTACAATTCTCCACTGGTTAGTTCTGTGAAGGTGTCCACCAAAGTTGTTTGCTGCAAGACCCTGCTTGCGGGCGTCAAGATTAAGAAGTTCAGCGTGCTCCTGGCGTAAATTGTTGTATAGATCCGCAGCTTTTGCTGTTAGTTCTTCTCCAAGGATTGACTTTTCAAACGTGTCAAAGCCAGCATTCTTAGCCATCTTCATAAGCCTGCTGGATGATTTGGTCTCTCCAATAAGCAAAGAGATGTACTCAACAGGATGGTTCAAGAATCCTGAAGCTCCACCGAATGCCATACGGACCTGAGCGTCAATGCTGTTACGCATAACGTAACCGATGGTTGCCAACTGCAGGGGTTTCCAAATGGAGTTCTGCAATGTATCCATGAAAGCAATTCCCATATTTGCTTCTCCGGTATACCTGAATCGCTTTACTTCCTGCTGCATGGATTCAAGCTCGTCGCGCAATGCGCCAAGTCTGATGTTGTCGGCATTAGTCCTATTGATATTCGTCAGCTTTGAGATTTCACCATTGATCTCAACTGCGCGTTCTGGATCTGTATACTCGATAACATCCATCCGACGGACCTTGGAAGTCAAATACTTTGTAGGCTTTGCCGCAAGACCAACAGTATTCAGAGCCTCCATGATCAAAGGATTACCAGTTAACCTGCGGATTTCTCTTGGATCTGGAAGCGTCTGCACTCGGTCAAACAGTTCTGACAGTTGCATTGGACGAGTAAATCCATACCCCTCGTATCCAGTTTCTGCAACCTTTTCAAGCATGTCATTGTAAACGGTGTCAGGGAAATGCTTCCTTAGCTGTGCGGCATAAGTCTTCATCATGCCGTTATCCGTTTCAAGACCCATGCGACTGGTCATGTAGCTACGAAGCTTCTGCATGTCGTACCTAGGGCGCTCAAAGATCAGGTTGGATACTTCGTCCTTGACGCCGTTGCGCCCAAGAATTACACGTAATGCGCTCTCGTAAACCTTGTATGCATCTCTTTGATCGTCTGAACTAGATGTTGCCTTGAACTTTTCAAAAGCCTTGGCACTGAAATTGCGAACATCTTCGGCTGTTCCACCAGATACCTCAATGGACTTAATCATGTTCAACACAGAAGCGCTTCTCTGCTGGTCGTTACCGTTAATAACGATTTCTCGTTCCGGCAAATGCATAAGCAAACGCGAACGCTTCAATGGGGTGCGCTGTACGGCCCATTGAGCTGGGTTATGGAATACGTTTGGACGAATATCGTAGATATCTGTCGACAAAGTATTCTTTCCAAGAGCATATTGGTTTACAAGAACTTCTTTTACCTGTTCGGCTGTCTTTGCTTTAGACAAAGCAACAGACTCCTCAATCGTTATTCTGCCCTTGAACTTCTTGAGAACATCTTCTGGATTAGTAGTGTCGATAAGATCATTTACGGCGCGACGAGCAATTGGGTGATTGTCCATGAAGTTATTCCACTTGTTTACATCAAGTGACATTCCAGTAAGATTCTTTGTAAGCCCAGCTTCCGACTTGATTGCCTTGACAAAATCGTCAGCATCAGCTTGGCTAACAAGAGGTACTATTCCTTTTGCGCCTTTGTAGGCATCAACGAATGTATCTCCGGCCTTTACTCCTTGCAGAGCTTTTGTTGCATACGCTCCGGCCTTAACTCCCTTGACTATGTACTTGTTCGGATCCGGCAGAGCAAGAGCAATACCAAAGTCAATCGTTCCAGACATTGCGTTATACCATCTGCTACCTGGATCAAATACTGTTGCTGCAGCGCCTCGACCAATGCTGAATGCAGATCCTCCGATGGTTCCACGGAATGAACGAGCAGCTTCTGACTGGCGAGACATTTGCTCTTCAGAGATAAAGAATCCTTCACCCTGGTTTTCCCAGTCGGTAAGCAATTGCCAAAGACTCAATGAGTTAAGGGCGGTCTTTACGCTTTGGTTCTTATTCTCTGCGTCTTTGCTAAAACCATAGAAAGGGTTTATGACGTTATTCAACACTCCAAGTTCATCAAACTCCAGCGAAGCAGCGTTGTTTGCAAGCTCGCCAAGACCCATTGATATTGCCGTAGCAACACGAGATACCTGCTTGAAACCACCATAAAGCGAATCAAGAACACCAACGTCTTGATCTTTGTTTCCTTGACCAACATTTACTCTTGCTTGAATTGCAGCAGGAGTTGTCCAATAGCTTCTTGGAACCGAGTTGAGCTGAGTGTAAGCCTGATCTGGATTGTCTACAAGATTCTTGCTCGCATATCCGGCAACCTTGTCAATAGCCTGATCGCTTGCGTAGCTTTTAGCTAGTGCAACCTGAGTGTTTGGTGACAGCCATGGCGCACGAGTATTGATGTATGAAATGCGCTCTGTTACAAGTGGATCGACAATAGTCGGACGAGCAAGCTCAGCGTCTTTATTCGCGGCCTTCTGATATACGCCCTGGATTGACGATTGATCTAGGTAGTTTTGCCAACGGGCCATTACTCTCCATACTTGTCAAGAAGGTCAGATATCCCACTCTCAGGAAACATACGCGAGATATTGCGAAGTTCGATGATTGCATCATTGTTTGGGTTAGCCATAGGAATTCCCGCCTGAAACGAAGACATGCCTGCGCCAAAGTCAGCACCAGATGTGATTGGTTCGTTAGGGAAAGCAGTTGGTGCAAACAAGTCAGGAAGGCTTCCGGGACGTGGCCCCTGTGGCTGCGACTGAACAGCTTCTGATGGTGGTGCACCAGCTGGTACGTCCTTCAGTCCACGCATTAACTTGGCTGATTCACCATACTGATTTGATGGTGCAACCTTTGGTGTCATTGTGCTGCCAATCTTTGCAGCTGGGTTCTGAAGATCACTACGAATTGCCATTTATTGACCACCAAGTTGAGCTAATAGAGCGTCGAGTCCTCCACCTTGTGGACCAGCAGGGGCCATTGCTTGTGCTTCTGCTCCCATTCCCGGTGGTGCAAGTCCAGGCATAGTCTCAGGTGCACCTGGAGGCATCATTGCTGCTTGCCTATCTCGTGCTCTCTGATCTGTACGCTTGACTGCTTCATAAAGTGTTACATCATTTTCTACCACTAAACGGGTAAGGTATGCAAGATCCTCAGGCTGATAAGGGCCGTTAGGATCTACTGCTTGTTGCTGGATTGAAGACAGCAATGCAGACTCTATACCCTCTTGGATGATTCTGTCGTGCTCTAGATCTGGGTCCGAGATCAATGGATCGGCTTCGCGTGCAGATTCCTTGCTCATCAATCCAGTTCCAAGACGTTGACCAAGTCCGACAACAAGTCCGTTAACGTCAGATCCTGCTGCCGAGTACGAGACATAGTGGAAGTCGTTGTCCCAAAGCTGGTTAGGAACATACAAAGAGATGCCTGCAGCTGCTCGACCAGGAATGTAGAAGGACTTCTGGAACACACCCCAGTAAGCCTTCTCGACTGCAATAGCAATCTTGTCTTCCTCGACCATTGAGGACTCAAAGATTGTCTGTGCTTCTTGCACTCGGTAGTCGATTGTTGCAGAAAGAACAGAATCACCACGGCGACCAGTACGGATGTTTGTTCCGGACTCTCCACCGAACTCAGCAGGGATAGCACCCTCTAGTCGTTCCTGTCGCTCCAAGCGATCCAGGGCTGTGTCAGTCTTATATCCAGGGTTTACCTGTAGCTGTTGGATGTCTCCACCCTTAACAACGCCAAGCTGACCTGTTTTGCCATCGGCAATCTGGATAATCTCTGGGTTCTCGCCGGAACGAGCAACAAGGTATTCCTCTGGGAAGATACCGCGCTCAATAGCAATCTCGGTAAGAGCCTGCAAACGCGCACGCGTGTAGTACATGCCAAGGATTCCGTCGAACTGACCACGTGGCTTGTCAAGAGTAATGCGACCTGGGTTAACTACGAGTGGCAAACCCGTGCGGTTAGGGATCTGCTCAAGCATTACTGCTGCGAATCCACCGTACTCAGAGACTTCCATGTCGTCGTATTCCGGAACCGAACCGATAACGCACATCTGAATCGCTTCAGGTGAAACATATTCAAGCATGGTGAACTTCTGATCGCTGTCAACCTTGCCCATGCGTAGCTGCTGTACCACCTTCTCTCCGTAGGTACGGATCAAGAACGAAGCTGTTACTTGATAGGTGAAGATACAGTCATAAGGAACTGGATCGTCCATGTCCTCAACTGGTGCAGCAAACGTATTAAGAGGGTTACGCACCTGCCAAGTAGGGGTAAGCTTACGGAAGTCAGGCTTAATAATTACTGGTGAGTTGGCATATGCGAACAAGTGACGCGCACGACGGCGCATCTTCATTGGCATACGGTTGTTATCCCACATAGCAAGCATTGCCTGCCTCTTTTGCTTGGCATTGTTCTTGCTTCGCTCTGATCCTTCCTTAACAGGAGGGAAATAAGGTGATGGCATGGTTGATGCAACACGCATTGACATCTGTTCGAGACCCTGGATGAACAAGTTGGCTACAGAACTACGAGCGTTCCTGTCCAACTCGTTGAGTGGAAGCACAATGTCACCGTTCGCAAGGTCGCGAATACGGCGCATCTGCTCTCTTACAGGGCCAGCAGCTTTCTTGCGCTGGTTGTAGAGTTCTACAATCTCTTCAGCTGTGAGCATTGTTACTTCTTAGGCGCAATTTTTGCAAGAAGCTGACGTTGCTGCCTGTTGAGTAGAGCCTTGTTGAACTTTGCCTGCAATTCTGGACGTGCGCCCTTGTAAAGCTTTTCAGTTTTAAGAGCACGAGCGGTTGACTTAGCCTGTTCTGCAGCAGCCTGTTGAGCTTTTGCCGCAGCACCCTGGACGAACTTATCGTTTGCCTTAAGGAACACATTGCGTTGGCCCTGTGTCATGTTGCGAAGGATTTCTTTTCCACCACCCTTTAGCCAATCGTTGTATTCAGCCTGTGTCTTAAACGAAGATTTTGCAGATACTGGTGCTGGGGTTGATTTGACTTCATTCACCTTGGCTTTGAATCCTGCCTTTGCCCTGGCTTTTGGCTTAGTTGTTTTTGCTGGTGTAGCTTTTGTTGCTGGCGCAGTATCTTTAACTTTTGTTGCACGGCGAGCAGTGCTATAACCAGGTGAGCTTTCCATGAAATCCATTTTGCTCATGTCAATAGGGCCGTCTTCGTACCCATCTACAAAACGATTGTTTGGATCTTTCCAGTTACTTGCATTAACATCTTTCCTAGCTTGTGTGCGGGTAGCTTCAAACCTTTGCTTGCCAGTTTTTGGTGTAGCTTTTGGTGCTACAGACTTTGCCGGAGTTGCCTTTGGTGTAGCCGTAGGAGTTACCTTTGGAGCTACATCAATTTTTGTAGCAACAGTTTTAGCTGGCGTGGATTTTGCAGCAGTTTTCTTGGCTGTGCTCTTTGCCACATTCTTTGCTACACCTTGATAAGCGCCAGTAGCAAGATCAACAGTTCCAGACTTTGCGCCTTTACCGTAGTTTTTAACTGCGGCTTTTACGTAATCGTCCGCTCCCGTTACTATCTCAGAAGCTGCTTTGTTCTTTGCAGTATTCTTTGCAGTATTCTTTGCAGTATTCTTAATTGGCGCTGTGTAAGCACCGGTCATTAGGTCTACTGTTCCAGCCTTTGGTCCTTTACCCAAATTGGCAAGGGCAGTCTGTGCATAATCATCCGCTCCACGAACCATCTGACTCTTCCCACCAGCAGGAAACTTTGAGGAAATTTTTGTTGCTGTAGTTTTAATAAGTCCAGACTTTGCTGGAAGAAGTCCCTTAATTGCCGTGTTAACACCTTGTACCTGCCCCTTGGCCACACCGGCTGTAACAATAGATAGAATTACATCTGCCGTGTTTACTGCTGCTTCCATTCCTCCAGCCTGGCGAAGATTTGGGTTTTTGCCAACGATTCTTCCGGCAAGGTTTACGGTTGGGTTTATAAACGTAGCGTTAAAGGATTCTGCAGTTGATTCAGCAAGATTGTATGCACCCTTAACAAACTTTCCGGCTGGGCTTCCAAAGAAATCTGCTGCTGGATTTTTTACTGCATTAGCAAAACGATCACTTACACCAAGTGGGTTTCCCTTGGGTGTAGCCTTTGGTACAACAGGGCGACGAGCCATGTTTTCTTTATCAAGGTAGCTGTATGTCGTGTTCTTGTAATCAGCAAGATCTTGCGGACGCGAACTAAGAGTTGCGGGAGGCGGTGTCACCGTGCTCTTTGCTGCAGCTGCACGCGCAATATCAGCTGGAGTATAGAAGCCGGTACGCTGCACACCACCGCTTGCAAACTTCTGACGAAGCTCTTGACGCCTCTGCTTGGTAACCTCTACACCTTTTGCCTGAAGTTCTGCTGCGCGAGTCTGGACAAAGAAACGAGTACGTGCTTCTACTGGAGACAACTCAGGTTTTGACTTAACAAAAGCAACACGCTTCGCTGCGAGAGCCTGATCTTGGGGTGTAGTGTTCTTGTTTTTCTTAGAAGATGCCATCTTGTCCTCGTGTTTGCGCTACGTCTAAATTACCACAAGCTAAATCCACGTTGGCCTCCAGAGCTTTGGTGGTGCTTTGGATGGACGCAACTGTGGAACGTGTAGCTCTGCAAACCAGTGAGCCATCACCAAGTCGGTTCCGTTCTTTTTATCTCTTGTCCATGAACACATCTCATCCACGAACGCAAGAGTCTTCCAGTTGCCTCGCATTGTGGGGATACGGATCTGTCCTGATCTCCATAGTGGTGGCAGCAAAGCTTCAACACCAAGGTTTTCGTCGAACTTGTTACGTGCGGTAGTGTGTGGGATTACGTTTACGCCATGTAGTGCCTGCCATTTGCGCACGAAGTCATGAGCCAGGAGGAACCTTTGAGCCGCGTTGATTTCTACGATCCAGTGGGAAATTGGATAGCCGTATTCCCAGGACCTGTTCTGCCACTCCTCCATGATTCCGCCGAAGGTGCGGTTGCTGGTGTCGTATCCGAGGAGATCCTCGGCTGTCAGTTTGATTCGTTCTACGTCAATGAGATAACGAAGGTTGGTTTCTGGCTGGTATAGCCACCATTGGATGGCCCAGAACATTGTTGGCGATGGGTCGATGCTGGCAATGGAAATGATTGGTGGGGCTAGTCCTTCTGGGATCCAGCCTGGTTGCCTGTCGCTATCGATGCATCCCGGGTAGTCAACACCGTCCGGTCCAAGACCTCCGGTTGCCCATACACGGTTAATCAGGTAGTGGTCTTCAGCCATGTCCTTTCGCTGATATACCACCTCAAACTTTGATGGTGAGCTGTGCTTAACGTACGACAGGTCCTTCCATGAAAGGCGGAATGGTTCTAGAAGTGGACCTTCAGGCCATGCCGGAGCTGTCTGCTTGCGCGAAGCAGGGCCACTATCTAGTTCTTCGTAATACGCTTTGTAGATGAGGTGGTGGTATTTGTAGCTTTTAAGTGGCTCGACTGTTTCCGAGACATCCGTAACGTCCGTTCCGTCATACTCATCCACATCGTACGAGACCTTAGCCAAGCAATGAGCATATAAGTCTCCAGGTCCGAGTCGCTGTCCGATAACCGCCAGCATGCCGCCCGGGTCCACACGCGCTTCAGCCATGGAGTCCCAACGTTCGATGAGTTTGTCACGGGCTACAGATTCTTTGGAGTTTTCTGGTGAGGCTACGTCGTCGAAAAGGCACAGATCAGCACGGTGACCAATAAACTCAGATTCAATACCGTATGCAGAAACGGTTGGTTCCTTGTTATCCAAGCCGCCAGTACCCAGTTGTTCAACTACAAACTCCTCTGCTCGCCATAATGCTCCCACGTGGTTGGGGCGGAACCGCCCATAGTCAACTGAGAGACATGCTTCTGCATTCAATGCTAAACCACGGGCTACCATTTCAGGGTCCGGTTGCAAAGGTTGCGTGCGTTCTAGGGTTTCACGGATACGGCGTGAGTACATCTTTGCCAGTGTCTGACTGATCGAACCAATCATCACACGGATGGAACGGTTGCGCACGATACACCACACAGCCACATCATGGAACAGGGTTGATTTACCAGCACCAGGAGGGCAGTTAAGAACCATGAACTGTTTCTCTGGATGTTCAAGCATGGCCACGATCTTGTATGCAGCATCAACCTGCCATGGGGCCGGAACACGTCCAAGGTACACACGACGGAAATAGTCGAAGTCTTCTAAACCACGTTGTGCACGTTCGCACAAACGACCAGCCGGAATAACCGGAGGCATCGTAACCATTTCGACGCGGTCCTTCTCGACCTTGCCACGACCACCACCAGGCTTAGCAAGGGTGAGGTTCTCTAAGTCAATGCGAGCTTCCGTCTCTTTGGCTTTAGCCCGCCATTTAACAGCTGCGTTGTATGAGATGCCAGCAATGCGAGCAGCTTCTTTAGTTGACACACCTGATTGCAGGGATTGCCAAAACAAAGCCCTATCCTCGGGCGAGATCGCCCGTCTACCTTTTGTCATTGATTCCTTAAACTACGGAGTTTGAGCTCTTTGTTCTCTGAAGCTCGGCTATTCTTTTGGCTTCTTTTTTATCAAGCATTTTTTCAACGATGTTTGGTTTAACCTTAACACCAGCCTTCTTCAATTCCATTTGAAGCGCAGCCCTTAACTGATCCTCACGCTTTCCAGCAACCGGGATCTCACCGACCACACGCGCAGAAGATGAAGAACTTGTTGCGGCAGACGGTGAAAATCTTATGATTGGTCTTCCATCTGCGGTGAATTTTGTTTCACCCCTTACCGTTTTAGGGTAGTCCGGAAGAAGCGTGGTTTCTTTTGGAACCTTTGTTACGTAGATAGATCCACCGCCGGAAGGTACCGCCGTTCCTCTGTCATGCCATGTTGATCCACGCGCATACTGCTCAGTAACAGGGATTATTTGTTTCTGTTGAGCCAATGGAACATCAGTTCTCATTCCATAAACCAAAGCAGACTCTGGGTTTGCACGAGCTTTGTTTGGCGTTATCTGAGAAAGTCCTCTTACTGGAGAACCATGGACCAGCACCGTTTCTCCCTTTATGTAATTGTTAAGTCGAGCAGGAATGCCGGTGTTCTGCACAGCTTTCGCTCCCTTTGAAAGAGCAACACCAGCCCCAGCAGCAGCTGCGGTGATAGCAATGTCTTTAGCTAATGACTTAGCGAACTTGGCTTCGGCACCAGGGTTACCGGCAGCCATGCCCAGCAGTTGCTTGGTGGTATTGGCATATGGGTTTAGGTAATCGTTGGTCCTTGAGATTCCCACACCCAGAGTACGTAAACCTTGCTCTCCTGGAAGGATGGCAGCTTTATCCCCGGAAGCAATACGGCCTGCGTTGACGGCGTTGTTCAGGTAGTTGACTACGTCTTTGGGACTAGGGAGAGGAACACCCCAGATGTCTTTAGGCTTAGGTGCCACTACTTACCTTTGTTTGGACCTTTGCCGACATTCTTGCGGCCACGCATGATGTTGTGAGCTACTTTCATTTCTTTGTATTCTGCAAGCTCACGCATCTCTGGGTAGTTGTTAACAATCGAATAATGGATGATGTCACTGAACATGGCACGACGATCTTGCATACGGCGAATGTTGCCCGGATCCTCATTAAGCATGCGCGGTGCTTTAACACGAGTACCTTGCTGCACAGGAACACTTGCATTAGGAGTAAAGCCCGGTGGGAAAGGAGTGAAGCCTTTAGGGTATGGAGTGAATCCTTCTGGATACGTAGGCTCAGGAGATTCTTTCCCGGTTGGCATGCCGATAGACTTCTTAAAGTCGCTCAAGCTTCCAGAAAAATTTATGTTGCGCATGTTGTCAACTGTACACTATTGCATGTAGTATCTACCCCACAACTGGTAAGTAGCACGGACGTACCCCATTCGCTCGGGGCGGGTCATTCACACGCGGGAACGCGGGTAGACCTCTATGTCATGTAGAGGAGCGGCGTGAGAAACGTAATCTCAAACTTGGTGTCGGCTAAATACTTGGCTACGGCGACCAGCTCTTAAAGGAGCGAACCGTGGGGGGAGCTAACACGACATCCCTAGAGCCGCATCGAAGCGGCGATACACATACACACACAGAAGCATATTTCGTTTGTCATATATCAGACATCTTTGTAACACAAATACACACATATGGAGGACGGGTATTACACCCCCCGGGGGTGGGGGTGTGGCAGGCAGACCCCTAGTTTCCTAGAGATCTACCTGCCTTTCCACTACTTGTTAGTGACTACCGACCATTTGGTGTAGCCGATCTTTCCACGTTGTGGATTACCCTTGACAGTCTCGCCTTTATCGCCTAGCACTGTCATTGACTCGTGACCCTTCCAATTCACTAGGACTACTAGGTCACCAGACTTGACAGTCTGACCTTCCCAGATCCTAGCGCCATAGACGGCGTCGTTGTCCTTCTTACTGCCCGAGAGGATACACCACTCGCCGTAAGCCTTTATTGTTGCGGTCATATTGACCCTTTCATTAGTACCCCTTAGGGCTTGTGGCGGACTTGCCACACCAACCACACTAGCACCACTGTCAAGCATTGACAACCTCGCCGCAACATTGACCGATCAACCGCCACCCCCTACCCCGAGGGGAGTGGGGGCTAGTTCTTTACGCATTACATAAATCCATAGCGGTAGAGGTAGCGGTAGGACTAAGCCCTAGCACTAAGCACCTAGATCAGTAAGCACCTAGCACTAGGGGTCTAGCCATTACCTATTAGCCACCAGCGTTAGCACGATGACTGTTACCAATACGACTAGAGCATTAGGGATCAATGTTCTATACCGTTCTCCTTCCCTGTTTGGCTATGGACTTCTTTAGGGATATAGCCGTGAAAATCTAGCGTTTCCCATATCTCGTCTATGCATTCACCATCAGACTTAGCCTCACCGTCTTGGTTGATTATGTCAATGATCATACCGATTACCTCTTTACAGGTATAACTAAGCCTCATCATCATCACCGTCTCTCTGTACTTGGCGTTGGAGTTTCTCGCTAATGGCGTTGAGCATAGTGTCGTAAGCCGCTTGGCTATCCTTCTTGAGCTCTAAAGGCATAGCAAGATACTTGTAAGTACCACGACATAACTCATACTCGTAGTCATTAGCGAAGTCCTCACGCTTTGGATATACAGCCTTGTTGTCAAGACGCTTGTCGCCCCAGAACCTTACGATCCTGTCACCAGTAGGCAATGTCTTTATGAACTGGACACTACCTGCTGTGGTCATTACCTGTAACACTCCGTCAGGGCGTCTAACCCTAGCGACTAAGCCCTCAGGCTCTAGCCAAGCACTAAGAAGCATTGCTGTCTCGGTGTCTTGGAGTAAGTCAAGCATCATCTCGCCGTCAATGCCCTGAACAATGGCTTGTAACTTCATAGCCCTTGCCCCCTCGGTATCT